TTATTAGATGATTCATCAATATTTGTATATTTTATTATTAAATTTGCAAATTCTATATATCCATAAAATGAATAATATGTATTTATTAATTTATTTATTTGTGAAATTACTTTTTCTTTAGATAATCCTGTTAAATTCATAGGATTTAATTCTTTTAATAATTTATTACCTATACAATTTCTAATATTCCAAATACCATTTATCAATTTTAATTTATTACTATCAAATAATTGTAATTTAAAATTATTTTGAACATTAGGAGATGCTACTATTATAATTGTTTGATTACTACCAATTTGTTTTAGATATTCTCTCATTTCTTCACTTACACCAATTGCAGAACAAGTTTTTCCCGAACCTAATCCATGATATAATAATAAACCATTATATGGAGTTTGTGATGATAAAAAATTTTTAACAAATTGTTGATGAGGTGATAGCTCAAATAATTGATTACAAATAATTTCAGCATACTTAGTTACATTATAAATTTTTCCATCATATTTTGTATCATTAAATTCTTTACATTCTGCTATTTTTTTACTAAAATTAATATCATTATTATCAGGATATAAATAATTATATTTATTACTAATAATTGTACTCTTCGAATTAATTAAATTATCTATTTTAATTAATTTTATTTTATTTTCTCTTTTTTTAATTATATTTATCATTTCTTTATATTATATATTTAATATAATGAATAATTTTTTAAAATATAATCAACATTTATAATTAAATCTTTTTTTTCTAAATTATATATTCTAATATATTCTAAACATGTATTTATATCAAACCAAGCTACTTTACTTACTTCACTTTTCTGATAATTTAAAAATTTTTCATTATTTATAGGCATATAAGCTAAAAAATATTTATGTTTATAAGATTTATAATTAGAACCTGTAAATATTTCTTCAAGTGGTAATAAATTATGAATTAATTTTATATTATATTTATTTACTCCAGTTTCTTCTTCAAATTCTCTAATAGCACAACTTAAATCTTTTTCTTGATAATTTCGTCTACCTTTTGCAAAGCCCCATTCTGGTTCATTCCATTTGTTTCCACTTTCTTCAATAAGTAAATTTAAATTATAAAATATTCCATTATAATAAGTACCATTTTTTAATATATTAAATTTTTCTTTTGAAATTTTTTCTTCATTTTTATATTGATTATTAATATAACATCCCCACAAATTATTCCATAAAGTATTAAAATTTTCTTTTTTTAAGTTTTCTTTTTCATAATTAGTCATTTCACTAAGTATATTTAATAAATATCTTTTATTATTTAATGGATATTTACCTCTCATAAAATCTACATAACTCAAACTATCTTTTCTTCTTATCATTAAATATTTTATATTATTAATATCATCATTATTAAATATTATAATACCAATACTTGTAATTGGATTTTTGCATTGATGAAATAAATGACCAATTTTACCACAATTATTACAAAAATGAAAATTTTCTTTAATCATTATTATTATCTACTAATAATAGAATACAATTATTATTTATATATTTATAAAATTATATATATATATATGAATATAAATATTAGTAATCCTATATTAAAAAATATACAAAATCAAAATGTATTACTAATAAACAATAATAGTAATAAATATTTAATACAATGTTATATACTTAGTGATATGAAAATAGAAAAAAATTATATTGGTATTGATCATTTATTAGAACATATATTAGTTGATTCTTATAATAATTGTAAAAATAATTGTCAAGAATATTTAAGAAATTTAGGAATTAAAGTAAATGCTTCTGTTTTTAACAACTTAATAAAATATTATGTATATGGTTTTAAAGATAAATTTGATATAATGTTAAATTATATAATAGAAATTACAAAAAATCCTAAATTTAATAAAACAATAATAAATAAAGAAAAAAAAGCAATAATTAATGAATTAACTATTCTTATAAATAAAAATAATTATTTACCAAATAAATTAAATAATAAATTTATTTTTAAAAATAATAAACTAAAATATTTTACAGATTGTGAATTGCAAATAGAAAATTTAAAAAATTTAGATTATAATAATATTTACGATTATTATATTAATAATTATAAAAATGTATTTTATGTTATTACCGGAAATATAAATGAAGAAATATTAAATAAATTAGATAATAAACTATCAAATTATAAAAATTTATCTATTAATAATAATTTTAAAATTAATTTAAATAATATTTTTAGTTATAAAAAAAAAATTATTTATTTAAATAATAATAAATTAACTAATTCAGAAGTATGGTTTTCTTTTCCATGTAATTATAAATTAAATGATAATAAAGAAATTTATTTAAAAATAATTAAAATTTATTTGAGAGATATATTATTAAAAGAATTGAGAGAAAATAAAAAATATGTATATTCAATTATAATAAATGAATATGCTTTTTTATATGGATCTTACATAAAAATAAATTTTAGTTGCAGTAATAAAAATTTAGAAGAATCAGTTAAAATTACTATTGATATTATTAATAAATTAAAAAATAAATTAATTAATAAAAATTTAATTAAAAGTATTTCAGATTTATTTTTATTAGATTTTGACAAAAATATTAATAATATATTTAATTATAGTTATTACTATGTTATTCAATATTATTTTAATAGCTATATAAATAATAAAATATTAACAATTGATGAATTTAAAAAAGAAATTTCAAAAAACAATTATTCTTTAATAAAAGAAATTATTAATGAAATATTTAATTTTGAAAATTGTATATTAATTTATATTAATAAAAATAATAAATTAAATCATAATATATTTTAATTATTGTAATATATATAAATGATTTTAGATCCAAAAATATGGGGACCTCGTTATTGGTTTGTATTACAAACAATTGCTATGAATTATCCTTTATATCCTAATAATATTTCAAAAAAAAAATATTATGATTTTATTCAAAATTTACCTTTATTAATACCAGTTAATGATATAGCGAATGCTTTTAGTAAATTATTAGATGATTTTCCAGTAATTCCATATTTAGATTCAAGAGAATCTTTTATAAAATGGCTTCATTTTATACATAATAAAATTAATTTAAAAGTAAATTTACCAGAAATAACTTTAGAAGAATCCTTAAAAAATTATTATGATAATTATCGTGATGAAAAATGTATAATAAATTCTGAATATATTTCAAAAAAAAAAATATTTTTAATATTATTAACATTTATTTTATTTATAATATCTTTTTTTATGTATAGAAATGGTTAATAAAAGTAAAAAAAACTATATAAAAAACAAATATAATACTACAAGAAAAGGAGGTAAAGCTATTGGAAGTGGTGGTTATGGTTGTGTTTTTTTTCCTGCTTTAAAATGTAAAAATAATAAAAATAGAAAAATTAATTATATAAGCAAACTTCTTTTAAATAAATATGCTGAAAATGAATATGAAGAAATAAATAATTTAAAAAGTATTGTTAAAAATATTCCAAATTATCAAAAGTATTTTTTAGTTGATAATATAACTATTTGTAAACCTAATAATTTATCGAATAAAGATATTGAAAATATTAATATATGTAATTCTATTTTTGAAATTACAAATAATAATTTAAATGAAATAAATTCAAAATTAAACAGATTTAAAATTTTAAATATACCATATGGTGGTATAGATTTATTAAATATAATAAATAATAAAAAAGTACCAATAAAAAATATAAATAGTTATTTACAAAAACTTTTAAATAATGCAATATTACCAATGAATAAACTTGGATTATTTCATAACGACATAAAATCACAAAATGTTCTTTATCTAGATAATAATACTAGATTAATTGATTGGGGTATATCATTTTATAGTAAAAATAAATATATTAATAAAATCCAAGATAGATTTAATTTTATATTATTATATAATAGACCTTTAACAAGTATAATATTTAATGACTATTTTGATTTATTTTTTGATAGATATATAAAAAATAATAAAAGATTAATTATTAATAATAAAAATTTAGAATCAGGTTTAGAAATTGTTATGTATAATTATTATTTTTATTTTCTTGATTTTGTCAAAAAATATGGTCATGAAGAATTTCTTAATAATTATTTCTATAAAGAACTATTTAAAATATCTAATATTAATAATAATTTTATATTAGATAAGGATTATAATTTTACTGCATTAATTTTTTCACAACAAATGACAAAAATTTTAATAAAATATACTAATTTTAATACCAAAAAATTTGATAAGCTGAGATATTTTAATGAAGTATTTATAAAAAATCTTGATGTTTATGGTTTTATAACTATATATATTGAATATCTTTTTATAAATATTGATAAAAATATTAAAATAAACATATGTAATTTACTAATTAAATATTGCTTTTCTGATGAATATTCTGATAAAGTAATTGATATTAATAATCTAAATAATGATTTAAATAATTTAATTAAAAATAATAATACAAATGTTAATTTAAAAAAATTATTTAATATAAAGCAATAATTTAATATATGTTATTATTATATTATGAGATTAGAACTTATAATAATAATAATTACTATTTTTTTTATGATTAATACATATCATGATGGTAAATATTTACAATTATTAAAAAGTTGCAAAAAATATTATCAAATAATTTTTTATGGAATTATAGGTTTATCTATATTAATTTTTATTCGTAAAAATCCAAATGATGGATATAATTTATTTAAATCCGCTAATAAAATGATTAAATATATGCCAATTGATAGAGATAGTGTAGATTTATTAACACCAATGTTAGATATGTCATCCCATTTTTCTAAATCTACAACAAATAATAATATAGTTGAATCACCTGGATATCAACGTATGATTAATAGTGGTTCTAAAACAACTAAACGTTCTGTTAGTGAAACAAAAAAAAAATTTGTAGCATCTAATCAAAATTGGCAATGTGCGCATTGTAAAATTAAATTACCAGCATGGTTTGAAGTTGATCATAAAGTTAGATTAGAACACGGAGGAGATAATCATATTAATAATTTAGAAGCATTATGTAGAGATTGTCATGGTAAAAAAACATCATTAGAATCAATGATATAAATTATAAATATATTTTAGAGTTATAAAAAAAAAATATTTTTCATTTATATAATGGAATATACAAATGAAGAAAAGGAAGCTTTAGCTTCGGCAAAATATTCTGCTTTAAGAAAAAAAATTAATGCTGAATCATGGAATGATAATATGGAACTTTTAATGAAAAAATGGGGTGAAAAAGCAGCTGGTTTAAGATTTATGCATTCACATTCAGGTGGAAGTTGGAAAAAATTTGCAAATCAATTATCTATTTCTAGTATAATTATTACATCTATTGCATCTACTGCTTCATTTGTAGCTGCTAATATAGAAGATACTGAAAGTCAAGATGCTTTATTATATGCAATAGGTGGTATTGGTCTTGTATCAACCTTAATTCAATCATTTAAAAAATTTTATAATGCTGAAGAAAAAGCAGCCGATCATAATGCTATAGCAAAACAATTTGGATCATATTATAGAAATATGACTTTACAAATGGGTATGTCAAAAGAGGATAGAGATCCAGCTGATATTTTAACTTCTTGGGCATTAAAAGAATATGAAAGATTGCAATTAGAAGCGCCATCTATAAGTGAAAAATCTATTGTAACTTTTAAAAATACATTTAAAAATAGTGAACAAAGTTTTCCTGATGTTGCTGAAAGTAATTTTACAATAAAACTTTTTGAAGAAAAACAAAAACAAAAAAAAGAAAAAAAACAAGAAAAAGAAGGAAAAGAAGGAAAAGAAGGAAAAGAAGAAATA